AGTTTATAAGTATCACATTCAGCTTTAGCATTACACCAACGGCATCCGTCTTTGCTATAGTTGTATGTGGGTATTTCTTCGTAGCAAGCTTCAGCAGCTGGCTTCAAAGTTTCATAGGCCCATTCAACCAAGTTAATGGCTGATATGGAATATGATCTGATAGGGCCGTCTTTGTGCCAGCCTCTAGGTTGTACTATTGTGAACTGTACTGTGCAGTCATCTCCGTATCTGGATAAAGCACCAAGTGCATAGATACGCATTTGTGGGTTGTCAGCTTCTACTGCCCACTTACCAGTTTTAAGATCTATTACTTCTATCATATCTTTACCAATGAGAATCGCATCTGCTGTTCCCCATAGGTCTGTATGTATTTCTGGCATATTAACTTTTTCTTCAATCAATGGTCTTGCTACATCTAAGTCCATCATTCTTTGGTCTATGTAATCTACATAGGTATTAGCACAATCAATCATCTCTTGGTCAACTGTGATATCAAAGTCCTCTACATGGTGTGTTGTACCAAGATAGTATTCTTCTAATGTTAGGTTGTTTAGCCTTCCTTTTAACAGTGTCTCTACCATTTCGTGAATCAATGTACCTGTCGCTGCTGGTATTCCAACCTTGTATTCTACTTGCATAGAAGCTAAGAGTTGCGGCATACCTGGACAAGCCATCCATATCTTCGCTGCTGAAGGACTTAGTTTAGCGTGGGCCATGTACAGATATATAAGAATCGTTTTCCATTCTTTGTACATCTTCTAAATCGTATAAAATCTTGCCACCAATCTTGAAATAATTTGGTCCTTGATTCCTATACCTTCTATTGTCAATTGTTTTTTTGCTAACACCCCAGCGCTTCGCTAATTCTTCAACTTCTATAGTATTTAGTATGTCAAAATTCTTATCTAACATATCCATAATTTTTTTCCCTTTAGTGTGAATTTGTTGTATGATAGCACAATAATACTAAATTGTAAGTATTAACAATAAAAAAATGAACTAATAAAAAAAGTGGAGAATTTTTATGAATAAAACAATATATGCACATACGAATATGGGAACAGAAGAGGAATGGGATCAGGCTATAGACAAGCTTGCTACCAACAACCAAGTAGCTGGAACGCATTACAAGCAATCCAAGATACAACCTATAGACTATATATATGCAAATAAACTATCTTATAATCTAGGTAGTTGTTTAAAGTATATAACCAGAAGCAAAGGCGAGAAGTCTGATAGAGTAACCGACTTGTTAAAAGCGAAACACTTTATAGATTTAGAGTTGCAGATGGTACATGGCGTTGATGCCAAAGGTGTTGACATTGGTAGATATTCTGTAGAGTTCTCGCTAGATAAATGAGGTAACTATGAATCTATATGAGTTTGATGATCGTATCTTAAAAGAAAGAAATGGTAGGAAACCTGTATATATAAACAAGCATCTTGCTAAAAAGTTTAAGGACTTTTGTAAAAGTGAGCAGAAAGAACCAGCTAAAGTGGTTGAGTATCTAATATCTTTAGGTATGAACTCTGTGAAACATTACGATAATCCTAAGGTGTCTGTCGACATCGAAGCTCTTTAAATAGATCTTCGGTATTTTTCAGCGAGTCCATCGCCTGTAACTTTTCGTCTGTAATAGTCATCTGCTTCTTGCCGTTTGGAAAAGTAAACAAAACTTTCTGCGGATTTAAAGCAACCAAAGCATAAACATCTAATGCTTCGTCCTCGTAGTATCTGTCTTTGGTAAATGCACCACGCCTAAAATCAAACTGCCATGACACTCTATGTGTTTGTATTTTAGATTGTGTTTTAACCTGGCACTTGTATAGCGTATGGTCAACGTCAAAGATGATGTCTGCCTCCGCGCTGTGTGGAACTATCATTACAGTATCAGCGTATAAAGAAAACAACGAGGCTACTAAGTATTCTCCAGATCGGCCAACTCTTTCAGATTGGCGTGGCATGGTTTTATTGCGTTAAGGGATTCAAAAATTCAGTAGTTGCTAGGGGAGCTGCTCTTTGTGCCGCTTGTGATCCTGTGCTTAATGATTCTAATAACAATCTTTGCGATAAAGGACTTTGGTAACTACCAAGAGTTAGAGCTGAAATGCCAGCAGATAAAGGATCTACAGCACCAAGACCACCAAGTGCGGCTGAAGATGTTAAAAACCTAGGTATTGTTCCTGATTCTGGTATCTCTCTACCAAGAACATCTTCGCCAAGCCTTCCAATATCTTGTAATCTTCCTTCACCAGTAAAGCTTTTTCTTTTTGCAGATGTTGGGTCTAATGCTCTGGACTGTCTTAACAATTGTTTTGGTGTAAATACAGAATCTCCAGCTGCTACCGTGCCAGCTTTTGATATTGTTAATAAATCAGCATAAGCATTTTTTGCATTTTTATAATTCTTTACTATTGATTGCGGATTATTTTTTATTAAATGGTCTGAGAAAACACTATAGATATCAGAATATACATCACCTATTTCTCTTTGTGCCGCATCCGTGCTTGTAGAATAATTCCTGGCTTGTTTGTTTAAATATGAATCTGCTTTTTGTAGATCTTTGCCAGCTAGTTGACCACTAACGGTTTTTCTTTTGCTTTTTTCAAAAATCATTTTGTTTAGTTTGTTGTTTATAGTCTTTTTTTCTGCTGTTGATAATGGACTGTCTATTAAAACATTAAAGATATTTTGTTGTAACTCTGGAATATTTTTGACCTTTAGAGTAGAAACTGTTTGATTCAATCTATCCAATATGGTTTTTTGAAAAACTTTTGGTGCGTCATCTATGTTTATATTTTTAGGCATTTGATAACCAATTTTATCTAACGCTCTATTATAGACAGCCATGTTAAAAGTTTCTTTTGATTTTTGTAATGCCTCACCAGTTCCTAACATTGGTATAGATGTAGCTGTTTCCTCTAATCTTTGAATACCTTTTCCTATTACACTACCTTCTGCTCCGCCCATAGCCTGACCTGGAGTAAGCTCAACACCTTCATCCATTAATTGTTTTGCTTGTGGAGTTTTTGTCGGTAATACTTTTTGTAAAACAGGACCAGCTATACCAGATAAACTTGCACTTACTGCGCCTGATTTTAGCCTTTCTTCAACTGGACCTTCTGCCATTCCTACTCCATAAGCTCCGCCAGTCAAAGCACTTCTTCCTGCTGTTCCTAATGCTGTTCTTCCAACTCCTAAACCACCAGTAAGAACACCGCCAGCTATTTCAGAGCCATAAGCTAAAGCTGGTTTTTCTTTTTTAAATAATTCAATTTCTGCACGGATTTCTTCAACTATATCATCGTAATCTTTATCGCTGGCTAACGATCTTGTAAAAGCTTCAACCTCATCACCAAAACCAAAAGCTAGACCTTGTCCCAGTGCAGATCTTACAATGTCTTTGAATCCACCTATTTTAGATCTATCTACAACAGATTTATTTGGTGTATATTTTTTTCCTTTATAGTTTGCCATTAATCAAAGTCCGCTATTCTAAAGACTGTTAGTTTTGGAAAATTTGGATCTGTCATATCAATATAAGCTTCACCATTTTTAATTAATCCTTTGTCATAAAATTCACCAATGTCTTGGCTTTGTAAATTAATCTGTTGGTACAAGGGTGGTACTAAATTATTTTCTTCTAGATATTGCTCAAAGCCAACCGTGTTTCCTTTGTTTTTCAAAAAATATTTTTCTTTTTCTTTTAATAATTTTTGTTCTCTTTGTGCCTGCTGAATCATGGTTGCAACCAACAATTCGTTAGATTCTTTTGATTTACCTAATCCTATAGTTGCTGTTGAAAATAAATTAGCTTCAAAATCTGAAGTTGCACCAGATCCAGGAGGCCTCATTCTTGGTACTGTATAGTTGGCTAAAGCTTGAAATAGCTCTTGTCCACTTACTTCTGTTCGGTCTTGACCTGTCAAATCATTGTAAAGTTTCTTTAAAGGTAAAAACTTTTCTGTTAATGGACCTGTTACAAAGTCTGGATTTTGTAATAATATTTGCGCTGTTTGCAGTCTTGGTATCAGCTCTCTGTTTGTTGTTGCAATTTTTCTAGACTCTGTAATATCTTTTTCTCCAAGTTTAGCTAGAGATTTTACATATTCTTCTTCTTCTTTTCCTAATTGAACAACAGTTCCTCCAGCTTTTTGTTTGTTTAGCATATATGCTTCATAACCATCACCAGAAGGTTTTTCACCTGGCGCCAACGTCAATAAGTATTCTTGATAAGATGCTGGAGTTTTTGGTATTCTTGGCGTGACTATACTCTCAGGTATACCTGCCATTATCGCGTCAATACGCCCAGCCATTTCTGGATTTTTTAATTTGTAATCTTCTATTAATTTTTTTTGTTTAGCCTGTGCTTGTTGCTGAGCTATCATTTGCTGTCTTTTTAAAACGCCTTCTGACGGATCTCTTCCTTTCAAAACATCAGATAAAGCAAGCATCATGTTTCCATATCTTTGCCTTTTAATCATTGGGTCAATCTGTGGCACTTGTGGCACTTGTGGTGCTTGAGGTGCTTGAGGTGCTTGAGGTATATTCATAGAACTTATTTGATTATTAGTTTTATTAATATCATCAAATAAACCTGTATTTATGAATGGTTGATTATTTAAAATTGCCATATTATTTTCCTACTTTAAAAAACCAAAAGGATTAAATCCGCCTGTCCACGCAGACCCCAAAAGACCAGCTGCGCCTCCTAAAACATCGCCTAAACCAGTTTTTTGGCTACCAGTTGTTGATGTAGTTACAAGAGGTGTACCCATTCCAGCTTGTAATAAACCAACCTGTTGTGGTCCATAACCAAGCGCTCTTTGGAATTCTCCTCTTTGCGCATCGATTGCTCTTTGTTGTAGTCCCTGCTGCTGCGCACCCGCTTGCCCAAGCAATCCTAGTCCTTGCACTTGCTGTCCTTGTAATCCACCTAGCAAGCCTGCTCTCTGCGCACGCGCTTGAATATCTAATGATGGCTGCGCTAACGCTGCTCTGCCAGCTATATCTAAACCACCCATCTGTCTTTGTTGCTGCATCTGTGCTTGTTGTAAATTTCTTTGCTGTCCTAACTCTGCGCCAAAGATACCAGCCTGTTGACCAAACTGTGCTTGTTGTAATGCTCTTTGTTGTTCTTGTTCTGAACCAAACATGCCTAATTGTTGTTGTCTTGCTAAGTCTGCTTGTGCTGCTTGTTGCGCCTGCTCAAAACCAGACTGTCTTAAACCAGCAGATGTTCTAGCCATTTGCTCTACATATGGTCTTTGTGATTCTGCTTCTAATATTGCTGATCTTGAACCACCAAAAGCACCTGATTTAATTGCTCTATCCTGCGCACCACCACGCGCTATATCAGCTTGTCGCTGTATATCACCCATTGCTAAGTCTATAACTTGTTGCTGATACGGAGATTGATATGCGCCTATGTCTTGGCTTAGTAAACCTCTAAATTGTGGAGTAGATACTGGACCTATTTGTGCTGCACCAGGAGCTTGTGTTGCTTGTATAGTTGGTGCTTCAAAACCAGTAACAGGTTGAATCGTAGGTCTAAACTGATCTTGTGCCATACCTTGTAAAGCTTTGGTTGGGTCATAACCCATACCTGATTCAAACATACCTCTGGTAGCTTGGAATTGTCTTAGTTGATCTGGGGAAAATCCAGCAACCATTGGACCTGTATAGGGTACAAAGGGTTGTTGTGCTACGCCTTTAGCTGCACCAAAAAGCTCTTTAAATTGTGCTTCTTGGAACGCTGGTAAACTTGCTTCTGATACTGTTGTGGTTTTGCCTTTACTCATAAGTCTTTTCTAATTAAATATTCTGTTTCAAATCCTAGATGTTTTAGTTTCCTAGTCCATCCTTTTCTGCCACCACCGTAAAGCCTTTGTATGCCAGCTTTCTTAGCGAACTCCTCTATGTGAGGTAGCATTTCTTCTAGTTCTTTATAATCGCCACCACAAAACAAAAGGTTCATGGCATTTAGCTGTGGAAACATTACAAACTCTGTTATGTATGCAGACTTTTTGCCTGGCCATAAATGGAATATTCCACCTCTTATTTTATCCTCTATGTCATCAATTGTATAGGAATCTTGATGTTTTACAGCCTTTGCTATATAAGGCTTACATC